AGGAAAGTCAGCACATATTGAAGGAGGACGGGATTGCGGGTACGAAGATATGCTAGATACTCTGGAAAAACAGGAGTATCTTTCATACGCTCGTCGAAGGGAACTATAAAGTCACCTTCGCTGCTGATGATCATCGATTTCTCTAGATCACCAGCTAATCCGCAATACCTAGCAACAACAGCTATGGGGTCAGACAGCAGCGTATTTATAAAGCTGTTTATGACCCCGTTACGTTTGTTGCTAAGAGGCGAATCACCTAATAGCGAAGCCCACGAAACGGTTAGAAGGCGCAGGGGGATTATCGTCCCTTTGCCATATCCAAGCCGTCTGTGGGTCCCGAATTCACTATTGCTGAGAATACGCAAGTAGTGGCCTCGGGTAGAGGGGATGGAAACCCTCCACTGGAATTTCACTAGGTGCGGGCAACTGCACTTAGGTCAATTTCAGTGACGCCGAATTTAACGTCATCGACATCCGTGGCCAAAAGGGCACCGGATGTTCGATTTCGATAAACGAAGCTGAACAACATACTCAGCAGGTAAAAATGCTGAGTGTTGTCGACCACTGCGAACCAGGGCATGGTCCAGGCCAAGACGGCCGAGCCATCCCCTGTCCGGATCACTTCGGATGAGCCGTCAAGCTCATCTACAGTGAAGCCGATGCGATAGGAAACATTAACGAACTTGTTTCCATTCGCGTCGGTTTTGGGGTAATACCCAATCCGCACAAGCAGAGGTTTTTCAGGGTTTCCATCAGTGCGCTGATACAAGGTTTCCCGAGCACCACTCACTTTGTCAACGGTTGTATCGATGACGGCATAGTCTGCCGGATCGAACATGTTGACGGTGGTGATGCTTTTAGGGTCACCTGCATCTATGCCATTCAGTACGTAGGACATAATTTAGAGCTCCTTTCGAGCATCTAGGTTGTGTTCTGCGAGAGGCATGAATGCCTTGGACGTAATCGCAGAACTTAGGCGAGTTGATCGTTGTTAAGAACGTTTTACGATCAACGAACCGATCAAGTCCCAAGACGGGAGCTTGAACGGCCGGAAAACCGGGAGTACCGAAGGCCCAATGACAGGCAATGCCTTATCTATGGCATACCTGACATAAAGCTGGTAACCCGGTCGATCTGGACCATC